AAACTAAAAGGAGTATAATATGCTCCACGTAAACAAAGCTTATCAGGCTATGCTTGATAAAGCGAGGGAAATGGCTGTCGAGGCAAACGAGATACGCGATAAAGCAGTTGAAGAGAATCGGGTATTAACCGGTGAGGAAGCCCTTAAGCTCAAGGGCATTTACACCGAATCCAGCGAGTTAGCCGATAACGCACGTGATCTTATTGCCATCGAAGAGAAAGCGAACGCCCCGGAATATAAACATCCGGCAGGGGATGGCGATCCTGATTTCAAAACATCCTCTCCTGAAGGTCAATTGACAAGCGAAGAGGAAATGACGGAGATTATGTCAAAGCTCGCTGTCGCAAAGGACTCGTATCTGCGCACCGGATCGCATGACGAGATTCGTAAATTCAAGGCGGATCACGAGGGTAAGGTTGAGGTGAAATTACTTTCACGTCTAACGGATCCGGCAGGCGGTTATCTCTGCGGGACTGATGAATCCGCCACGATAATCAGAAAGCGCGATATTGTCGATTTTATCCGTCCGCGCTGTAAACAATCGAAGACAACCGATCCGAAAAAGCTGATAATTGCGCTTGAGGACACCCTTACAATCTCAATGATTGGCGAGGGTGGAACGTATCCTGAATACACGGGCATGGTTGCCGGTGCAATGTATTTAACGCCTCACAAAGGGGGCGGGTTTGTCAAAATCACCGATGAGCAACTCGAGGATAGCAAAATCAATATGGTGGGTTTGATTACCGAAATGTATGGCACTGCGATAGGTAAAAAGCAACTCGAGCAATGGATTGACGGAACGGGCACAAAAGAGCCTATGGGCGTGCTGAGGTCGATACCGGCTGCGCTCAATCACGATATTGCTACAGGAACATCGGGAACGATTATTCCTGAAGACATTCAGGATTTCACAATGTTGCTTGAATCGCAGTATCTAACGCCTGGCTGCGCGTGGGTTATGTCTACCGCTACAATGATTCAGATTGTTTCATTGCGATCAAATGCTGATGGCGCACAAACCGGCACATTCCTCTGGGAGCCCAGCTTTAAAGCCGGAATCCCGAATATGCTGCAGGGCTATCCTGTCATTCGCGTGCCTGACGCGTATTGGCCAACTATCTCGGCTGATGGCGATCCTTTGCTTGCATTTGGGGATTGGTTGCAATATGAAATTTGCGACCGGACTGGATTCCGAATCAAGCGTATGAACGAAAAATACGCGGACGAGGGCAAAGTCGGATTCCGTGTCGAATCACGTTGGGACGGCAAACTCGTAGACGCCAATGCCTTTATACGTCTGAACAGAACATAACGGAGGCGACAATGGGTTTTGTTTCCTTGACGAAAAATACAATACCGGAAATCACGCAAGCGGTACTCCTATCGGAGCTATCGGTGTGGCGCATTTCCCCGAACTATAGGAGATTGAAAAATGTTTGAGGACCTTCTCAATAACACTAAATGGGCTGAATGCCTTGAATCCGATCTCGAGGATGTAGCTGCAAGCGTTGAATGCGACAGCGTTGATATAAAAGAAGCCGCTGGGGTTATATTCTCAATCAATGCCGGTGCAATCACGTGGTCTCCGGACGGCACAGACAAATTGGGACTTGTTTTACAGGATTCCGCCGATGATTCGGTATGGGCTGATGTAACTGACGAATCCGTTGTGCAGTTCAAGATTAGCGATACGATTACGGCAATGGAGGACGCGACGACCGGCTTGCTGAAAATGATAGACGCTGGCGGCGACGCTGATAAACTCTACTCCGCTCAATACGTTGGACAGAAGCGGTTTGCTCGCATTTTGCTTGAGCATCACGGCACAATTACCACAATCGACATTGGGGTCACCAGTGTTGTATTTGGATTGAGTCGCGCTGGAGCTTCCGGCGTCATCGGTTCGTAAACCATTTAACCAGGATTGGGGAGGGAGTGATAAAGACAACTCCCTCCCTTGAGGAAATCACAATGCGAAAAAACAAGATATTACGCAATGTCGCTTTCAGGGACATTGTCGTCTTTGAGCGTGGCGAGGAATATACCGACATCGAATTGGGTATAATACTGGGACAATCGCTTCGGAAAGCGAAATTTGCCTCGTCTGTCAGGATTGAGGTTGAAGACAAACCAAAGGGTGAGAAAATGATTGAAAAACCGCCTGAAAACAAGGCTATTACAACGCCACCTGAAAACAAGAAGAAGAAAAAACCAGGTAAATCACAGAAATAATGGCTGATTTAGTCACACTTGCTGAAGCGAAAATCTACTTACAGATCGGACATGAGGACGATGACGATCTGCTTAATCAACTGATTGACGGTTTCACCGCGGGAATCGAGAAGTATACCGGTCGCTCATTTACCGAATCAACCGTTGTGGATTATATTGATGGCGGGAATGAAGACCTCATTGTCAGAACTCCTCCGATTGCAACATTAACCAAGATTGAGGATACTTTCGACGATGACGAGGTGGTCAATAGCGATGACTATGATTTTGATCCGGACGCCGGACATATCTATTACAGCCAAGACGCAACCGTGAGTTTGATATTTGGAGCCAGAGGTAAATGGGGTTTGGGTCGTAGACGCTGGAGAGTTACTTATGAAGGTGGTTTTAACGGCGCCCCGGCTGACGTCAAGCAGGCTACACTCCTGCTTGTGGCTGCCAGACATAACCGGCGAGACGCATTGCAAGCGGAGAAGCTTGGCGATTACAGTTATTCCGGCGGTGATAAATGGTCGGATGAGGTTACTGGATTGCTTGATCCTTACAAACTGATTACATTCTAATGATTGGGTTGCGTAATAAAAAGATAACCGTTCAGCGCAAAGCAAGGACGCACGTTGGCGCCGGTGAGTATGTTTGGAACTTTGCTGATATCGCAACTGAACGAGGTCGAATAAGACCGGCGCGTGGAACTGATAAAATCGCTGGCAGCCAAGCTCAAGGCGAGGTGACTCATGTCGCATACTTGCGAGCTAAAGCCGATGTATCACTTGGAGATCATCTGGTGCAATCCGATTTAACGGTTAAGATTCTGACGGTTCGCAATCCCGCTGGTGCGGACCATCATCTTGAGGTTGACTGCGAGGAGGTGCAACGTGGCAAGTAAAATCACTTGGAATGATAAAAAAGTATATGCCCGTGCAATGAAGCAGCTTGAAAAGAATATGAATAAAACTGTTGCATTTTTAGAGGGCGATTGTAAGAAAAGTATGCGGGGAGGCTCTGCAATGGGCACTTATGTCGGCGGTAAGTATCGTAAGAAAAAGACAATAGTCCGTTCCGCGAAAGGTCAACCGCCTTTTGTCGAAACCGGTACATTGCGAACTAATATTGCGGGAGTGGTAAAGCGTGATCTTTTGGGTGTTAAAGGTTATCTTGGTGTTAAGGTCGGTCCCGCTGATGAATACGCAAGTGCATTGGAATTAGGAACGCCCAGAATGAAACCTCGTCCATATTTGATTCCGACAATTACAAGGAATCGGCTAAAGATTGGTAGAATGATTGCAGGTAAATTAAATTGAACGTCTTCACAGAAGCGTTTCACAATCGCTTGTCAACCGATACAGCATTGACAGATTTACTTGCAGATTATAACGGCAATTCCGGAGTCTTTAGTGGCGATCTTGTTCCAGAAGACGCTACTCCGCCGTATGTATTAATCGGAGAGGATGTATCTAACGAGTCCTTCGATACCAAGAATTCGTTTGGCAGGGAAATCATCCGGTATATATATTGTTATGACAACGATCAAGGCGGTCATTCGACAGTTGATTTAATTACAGAGCGAGTTAGAATGTTATTACACCGGCACAAATTAGTTATTACAGGTTTTGAGAATGCTATGCTTTGCACAGCGTCATTATTATCAGTCCCTTACGAAAAAGGGTTTTACGGAAAAATAGTATCAATTAGATTAATAGCAATGGAGGTTTAAATGGCAATCTTAACAGTTGAAACGTTAAACAAGGCGGGGCTCGATCCTACGTTAGTTGCAGCTACAGAAACAGGAGACGCATTCCTGAATAACGACAGGACGTTTTTCATAGCATTAAACAGCAGCGCGGGAAGCATTGACATTACATTCGTCAAGAAAAAGGATGAGTTGTCTGTAAGCGGTTACGGTGAACTCGCATTGGCGGACAATGTCGTAGCCGTTGGCGCGGGGAAAGAAAAGTTTATCCCGGCTCCGCCCGCAATTTACAACGATGGCGATGGAAAGGTGGAAGTCACCTATTCCGCCCACGCTGACCTGACTGTTGGCGCGGTTAAACTTGGGAGTGTATAATGGCACGAGGATCAACAGGATTC